ATTGAAGAATGAGCTTTTTAGAGATATTTAAACAGAGCAACGACTATAACGAGAAAACCATCATTGGCTTTATCTCGTTTGCCGTTATGATTATTGTGATGATTGCTGACGTGGTTACGGGCTGGGTCGGTAAAGACCTTGTTGTAAACGAGTTCATCTACAACAGTTTTTTATTTGTTACACTTGGAAGCTTTGGCATTGCTGGGCTTGAGAAATTTGCAGACCGAAAATGAACGTAAAGAAGGAATTGAGTGAGGATACGGTGCTTGGCATAAGCATCAAGACCCTTATCGCTTTAGGTATTGGACTATCTATTGCCGTAGGTATGTATTACAACCTCCAAGCAGAGATTCAGTTGGCGAAAGAATTACCTCCCCCCGATGTCTCACGCACAGAGTTTGACCTCAAAGACCAGCTAATTCGAGAGACGATTATGAGCAATGCCCAAAATATTGAGGAAATCAAAAACCAGCTCGATAAGATAGAAACACGTTTATACGAAATCAAATGAGGTCTTGGCTGATAGCATCGTTCCTTCTGATATCCTTCACCTATCAGCCCGAAGGCAAGAGCGTTATTTTGTTTAATGCCTCTTTCAATTCTCAAAACGACTACAACGATTTTGATAAATTGTACGGAGCGAGATTATACAAGGTAGATATCGAAGACAGACCGAGCTTAAAGGAAAAGTACAACGTAACAAGAATCCCTACTATTATCATTTTGAGAGACGGAAGGGAAATGTGGCGTTGGGAAGCTGGTATTGATATGAAGCTCCATACGCACTATATGGAAATTCAAGAAACGATAAATAGGTACTAATGGCTAAAATGCAAACTGCTACCTCCTATGTGAGCAATAGCAAGAAACGAAGAAAACACTCCAAGCAAGAGAGTTCCAACAAGAAAAGCAAAAGCTACAAGAAACCCTATAAGGGACAAGGGCGATGATCGTACTATCCAAGAACTTCTCTTTAGCGGAACTGACAAAAACGAATACGGGGCTTCTTAACGCACTTCCGGAGCATTTGTATAGCAACCTTCAATCGCTTGTAGATAACGTCTTACAACCCGCGAGAGATGCTTTAGGGCCAATTATTGTAACAAGTGGCTATCGCTCTCCGGAAGTTAATGTCAAGATTGGAGGTTCAAAGACCTCCCAACATTGTTTGGCTCAAGCTGCTGACCTCAAGTTCAAGGGAGGCAATGATGTTCTTTTTAATTGGATTAAGGACAATACTGACTTTGATCAACTCATTTGGGAGTTTGGCACGGATGATGCTCCAAGCTGGGTTCACGTCTCCTATTCCCCAAGACACCGAAAGCAAATACTCAAAGCAACTAAAATAAATGGACGAACAAAATACCTCCCCTTTTGATGAATGGCTCAATGACTTGGAAGAAGTACCCGTTAACCCGCTTTGCTCTATTGACAATCCCGATTGCGATTCTTGCGGTAGTTAGTGGATGCGGTGGTGCGAAAAGTATCCAGCAGAGTGTAGTTGTAAGGGATACGGTAGTTGTAACAAAGGAGCGAGTCCTTCACGACACGCTGACAATCCGAAAGGACACAATACTATTTCAAGATCGCGTAAGGGTAGAGGTTAAGTATTTACCCGGTGAGAAAATGATTGTAGAGGCGGAGTGTCCGTCTGATACGGTGAAGGTTCAGACCATCAAGATTGTCAACCAACCCATCATTGAGAAGAAAAGAAAACTCACTTGGGAGGGATTGCTTGGTTGGACGATTGCTATCCTCTGCATCCTGGTTATTCTTCGGCAGTTCATCCAACAACTAATCAAAAAGCTGTTTTAAGGGCTGTTTTCTTTGATTTAAGAGGTTTTTGTGCTTTTGATATGTAATCTATCACCTGAGCAGTAGATCGTTTGGCAAATCGAAGAAAAAAAGAAAGTGAAGATTTTTTTTGGTTGTATGGGTTCAGTTGATTATTTTTTACAACTTAACTTGACTTACTTAACTTAACTAACTACTTTAGATTCTCTGAAAGAGAATAACTAACTTACTTAAGTTGACTAAGAAAGAACTTAGAAAGAAATGGGATAGGATAGAGAGGGGAGAGATAGCGGATGACTATCAAAATCCTTTTTTATCTCATTTTGGTTTTATGGATTACCCACTTGATGCAGATGAAGAAAGAGCAAGAGAGAGAGCGAGGAGAAGGAACAATTCCTAACCATCACGAAGGATGGCATTTTATCTATTGGGAAGAAAACCCTAACTTTACCAACGATGAGCAAGACTCCTAAATACTACATTGGAAAACACAAGCTTATTGAGGCGTTTGATGTGGTATTGGATTTCCAGGAAGACAACTACAATCTTGGAACGGCAATAACCTACCTCCTCCGGGCTGGAAAGAAACCAAACAATCCAATTACCCAAGACATCAAAAAAGCCATCGCTCATCTTGAGCGTGAACTTGAACATCAAGTCCAAAAATCAGTTCACCACTTTGAATACTTTGAGTACAACAATGCCTCAGCAAAACCCAAATCCGATGGAATGGAAGTATTATACCAACAAAGCAACAAGGAGAAAGATTGATACTCTTCTCCAGGAAGCTGCGATGCTTTTCGCTAATTGCGAGCCTACGAGATCTGCGAGGGAAGAGGCGTTGAAGAGAGAGAGGGAGATCCTTTCAAAGGTTTGGGATCTTGACCCACATTTTGCGGAGCGTTGTGGATATAAGCGTTGAGGTAGGGAAAGTGCCTTCGCTAAATGCGTTCTATGCCTCGAAGCATTGGATCGTAAGGAAGAAAGCAAAAGATAAATTCAAAGCGGAGATCCTGGATCAGTTGAATCAATTTGATCCCGTCAAGTATAAAAAAATCAAAATCCGAGCGGAGGTAAATTACCGCTATGACATTGACAACTGCATTATGGCAGTAAAATTTGCAATGGATGCTTTCAAGGATTGGGGAGGGATAGAGGATGACTCGCCCAGGTATTTTAACAAGATGACCATTGTGCAGAATACTGATATTCAGAAGGATACGGCAAAAATATTTTTCATTTCTATTGATTAAAGTTTGGAAGTGTTGATAAAATATCATAGGTTTGAGGGAACCAAATGATAAAATCAATGCAAGACACAACAATTAATCGACTCTCCCCGGAGATGTATGAGTCAATTATCTCATTCCAGGAAATGAGAATTGAGGCTCTTTTGAAGAGAAGCACAATGCTTGAGCATATGCTACTCGAATCGAATCCGGTAGCCAATGCAACAAACGAAACGCAAGATTGGATCACCGATAAACTATTCGGACGATGAAAAAGAAAGCATACATTTCCTGGTTAGAGGAGCGAATCGTATTTCTTGAAAAGGAACTGCACGAATCGAAGAAAAGAGAATTCATCAATCAACAAATCAATCAATTCAATCAACAATGGCAAAAATCGTAAGCATCACCCCTGCTGGTCAATGGCAGGAATTCCACAAGATGGATGTATCCTTTGATGATGGAGTAAAGGGCACGGCCTTCTCCAAAACCGCATCTCCCTGGTATAACGTAGGCGATGAGGTAGAATACTCCATCAATGCAAAGGGATCGGTAAAGATCTCCAAAGGAACTGCTCCCTACTCGGGTGGAGGATATTCCGGAGGAGGAGGATCAAAGGGAGGCAGTAAGGATGAGCAGATTGCTCGTTCGGTTGCCTTCAAAGGTGCGATTGACCTTGTAGTGGGAGGAAAGATCTCCCTCCAGGACATCCCCCGATTTGTATCGGAACACCTTGGAGTGATCACGGGAGAATCATCCCAGGGAGCGAGTTACAATCAGCACTTCCCATCCCAGGAATCACCATTCTAAAAAAAAGATCCCCACTCCGGTGGGGTTTTTTTATCTTCGGAAATATGCTTACACACCCATTGATCGCCAAGAGTGGCGATATTATGAATTACCTTGAGAAGGCAAGGAAAGGGATGATCCCGGAATCTTCAAAATTCGGATGCCCTGAGATTGATGATTACCTTCGGTTTAAGGCTGGAAACTTTATTGTAGTAACGGGCCACGCCAACGTAGGTAAGACCCATACGATTCTATTTCTAATGCTGATGCATTCAATGAAGAACGGCACAAAGTGGCTGGTTTATTCCTCGGAGAATGATGTGAAATCCATCTCAAGGAAATTGATTGAGTTCCTGGACGGGAGGCAAATACAATATATTGATGAGGTCAAATTTTACCGACACCTGGATTTCGTAAATGGGCATTTTCAATTCATTGATAACGAAAAGCTATTTGATGTATTCTCCCTTTTGGAAACAGCAGAGGAATTGTACGATGAATGGCAATTCGATGGAATGCTTATTGACCCATATAATTCCCTTACGATCAACCAAAAGAGATTGGGGAAGGTATCGACTCACGAATATCATTACGAAGCAACAAGTAACATAAGGGTATTCTGCAAAAAGTTCGGTGCAATGGTAATCGTAAATACCCACCCTGCTACGGAAGCACTAAGGAGATTACACCAGGGGAATCATCCATATAAAGGACACCCAATGCCTCCGATGGCTTCCGATGTGGAAGGTGGCGGAAAGTTCGTGAACCGGGCGGATGAATTCATTGTGATTCACCGCTATACCCAGCACGAAACGGACTGGATCTTCTCGGATATTCATATCAGAAAGGTCAAGGAATTGGAATCCGGAGGTAGACCCACTTCCCTGGATCAACCTATCCGTATGGAGTCAATGAAATTCAACACGGGATTTATCATAAATTTGAAAAGTTTGATACCTCATTCACCCGTACAAAAACAAAGCGATGTTCCCTTCTGATCCCTCCTTCAACGAATTACACATCCGTGAAAAGCAAATCCTCCTTGGGGAGATACTTATTTGGATGAATGACCTTGCTCAAGATGCTGAAACATCGAGAGAGCAAAATGACATCATCAACCGAGTGATTGATCTGATTGAGATTGATCGGATCTTGAATTATTTTATTGACTTTGAAAGGAGTTCTAACCGATTCTTGAATGAGGCGCGTTTGGAAAATGCCAAGCTGCGATATGAGAACCAAGAGATGAAAAAAACAATAGACAACTTACAAAAAGCACTTGACAATGCGGCATCGAACATTTAGAAACTTCCAACCGGGAGACCATATCAGAACAAGAAAAGGAGAGGTCTTTGAAGTGAAGGAAAGGCTCACCTATTTCTGCAAGAAATGTGAATGCAAACCACTATCTCCTTGCGATCATATGAAAAAAAATACTACATTGCTCCTGGAATCTCAGCGAGGACAATGGGAGATGGATTTGAAAATGCTGAATGACAAATACTTACAAGAGCAGGTTGACCTATGGACATAAGCGAATTGATATCAGCAAAAGAATTATTCTTCAACCATATGGGGGTTGAGGATGATTTTTCAAGGAAACGAGAACTTGTTTATACTCGAACGGCTTTTTCTGCTGCATTTCGCTGTGTTGCTGGACCATCGGTGATGGGTAAGGTATTGGGAAGGGATCACGCTTCCGTTGTGCACTATAACAAGATCCACGATTCATTGCTAAAATATGATGATTACAAAGAAATGTATGACTATGCTCTTGAGTTCCGGGAAAGCCTTTTCAAGATGGAGGATCTCCCACATATGACTCATTCGGATCTGCTTCGGATCATCAAGAAATTGAGGGAGGAATTAAGAGAGGAGCAGGAAAAGGTGGAGCAGTTATACATTTACAAAGAAAAGTTTTTCAAATTAAAGGAACTGATATGACATTTCGCATCTCCGCCCTTGCGGGTATTATGTTCGGAGTTAACTATTTCGATTGGGGTGAAAATGGCTACGAAGAGATAGGACACCGATATGAAATACAAATTGCCGTTGGCGTATTTATTGTACAAATAATATCGTGATACTCGAGATCCTGGCAGAAAAGCATATCGATTGGATCAAAATGATTCAGTCCTTCGGATGTGATCCGCATCTCGCTGAAGATATAGTCCAGGAAATGTACATACGGCTTCACAAATATGTGGATGACCCGGAGAAGATTATGTACAACGGTGAAGTGAACACCTATTTCGTGTACATAACATTGCGCAATATGTACTCGACAATTAAAAAAATGCAATCAAAAGTCAGCTTTGTAGACATTGATCGTATGGAAGACGAGATTGCATACGAGGAAACAAACTATAAAGAACTTGAATCCTTTGATGAATTGATTGACAGCATTTGGGAGAATGTGGAGGATTGGCATTGGTACGACAAGAAGCTATTTGAAATATACCACAACTCACCAATGAGCATCCGGAGCATTGCGGAGGAAACCAAGATATCGGCAAGATCTATTTTTAACACTTTGAAAAATGGAAGAGAAAAAATCAAAGACACCTGCGAAGAAAGCTACAAATCCTGGAAGGAAGCGAAAGAAAGCTGAGGGGTTAGGCGATACCATTGAGCAGATCACTACGGCTACCGGAATTAAAAAAGCGGTACATTGGTTTTCAGAACAAACGGGAATTGATTGCGGATGCGATGCCCGAAAGGAGAAGCTGAACAAGATGTTCCGATACCGCAAAACGGATTGTATGACTCAAGGAGAATATGAATTTTTTGCCGAGTTCAGAAAGAGAAGAACCAACTCCCTGGCGTTTGCAGACCAGGAGGTGCTTTTAAAAATGTACAATAGAATCTTTAATACCAACGAACCACATTCATCTTGTGGATCTTGCTGGAAGGAGAGAATCAATCACTTGGATGCAGTATTCAGTACCTACGAAGGAGAGTGAACTTTTTGAATTCGTGAAAGCGAATTTCTTAAAGGACTTAGCAATGAGCGAGGAGAAGTATTCACGCTACGATTGCTACTCTTTGATGTATGGAATGGATATAGAACTAAAGTGCCGAAGGGCGCATTACGATGATTTAATAATTGAGAGATCCAAGCACGATGCGTTGATTGAGAGAGCAATCAAATTTGGAACAAGAGCCGTTTATATAAACTCCACTCCCCTGGGCGTATGGGCATTTTATATCTCACGAATCCGAATTGATTGGGAACATAGAGATCTTCCCAGGAACACGGACTTTGGAGATCAGGGAAAAATAAAAAAGGAAATAGGTTATTTGAATATAAGCGAAGGAACTAAATTGATGTGATATGCCTATTCCAAGCCCATCCCCGGGAGAAAACCAACAGGACTTTATGGCTCGATGTATGAGCGATTTAAAAGTGGAATTCCCACAAACCGATCAAAGGATAGCGATATGCTATGATGCCTGGAGAGGCGAGTAATTAGAGAGGTCCCGGCTTAGTTCCGGGATTTTTTATTTTTTTTGGATTTGTTGAAAAGTTTTATATATTTGAGAAACCAAATAATAATTCAAATGATGAAAAGTCCAAAAACGATTGAAGATTACAAGGCTTATGCCTTTGGCTTCACAATGATTGCGGTGCTGTTTCTTGCACCCTTCGCCATTGTTTCACTCCTTAAAATTGTGTTGCAATGAGTTTCAACAAATATCAATGGGTTAAGTCCGTGGAGGATGAGATCTTCGACCAATCGGAGAATGAAATCATCAGAACCGAGGAGGATGCTTGGGAATTGGTTTATTCAATGATTGAGGATGCAGTCGTTTACACATATGATTGCTTTGAAATCGTGAAGGCCTTGAACTATTATGACTGGACTCATTCAGAACTCCCGGTGAAGAACATTCATCAAGCGGCCTACAATGCCCTACTTGATTTAGCGATTGAGAATATCAACATCGAAAAGAACCTCTACAATGTGCAGTGAATTTGGTGCAGTTGATCCGTATGATGCTCCGGATCGTTGCGAATATTGCTACGCAGTTTTGAACTACCACGGCATCTGCGATGATTGCGATTATGAAGATTACAATGACCTTGACCGATGAAAGAGGACTTTATGCATATTGAAATGATATCCCCGATATCTTATGGGAATAACCCAAGTAGCGGGGAAATGGTCGCTCAATTCGAGGCGGTATCAGATGACAAGGATGGGGTTTACACTAAGAATGTAATAATCACGATGCCCCTTCACGAAGATTTTTTTGATTTTGCAAAGGAGTATTGCAGACAGTATAGGATTCACATTGAAGAGAAATTGAAATGATTGAATTACTAAATGGCGAGAGATGGGATCAAAATGAGATCATCAAAAAGATGGAGGAGGATTCTTTCTACTACGGACATCTCGGAAAACACGCCCTATCCTCTACGAGTTGCAAACAACTCCTGGATTCCCCAAAGCAATATCACTACATCACCAAATATGGACAAGATGAATCTTCATCCTTTAGCGTTGGAAGATTGGTGCATTTAATGGCTCTGGAGCCGGAGAAAGTAGATGGAATTCAGATTGTAGAAGTAAAGTCAAGGGCTACGAAGGCATTTAAAGATGCCCCGGATGGAGCAATCACCCGGAGAGATTATGAAGAAGCGAGAAGAATTGCAGATGCTTTACTTCGGAATGAAATGGCTCTATCATTTTTCCAGGGGTGCGACTTTGAAGTACCGACAATCGGGATGATTGGGGATCTACCATTCAGAGCGAAAGCGGATATGTATGATGCATCGCAGGGCTTTATTGTGGATCTAAAAACGACTGCTGATCTCAAGGCATTTCCATTCTCAGCAAAGAAATATTCATACGATATGCAATGTGCTATCTATTGTGAATTGTTCGGGGTTTCCTGGGAAAAGTTTGTTTTTATTGCGATTGACAAATCCTCCCTGGACGTTGGGATCTATCGGATCAAAGAATCATTCATCCAAAGAGGGAGAGAGAAGTTGCAAGAGGCGATTTCCATCTACAAGAGATACTTCATCGAGGGAGAGGATATAGATTCCTATACCATCGTTGGGGAGTTAGAATAAAGGGGAAGCCGAAAACCTTTAAGAGTAGGCAAACTATTAAATTTCGTAATATGAACGAAATCAAATTAGGCGAAATGAAGATGATTCAAACAAAGGATCTATGCTTTGCCCTGGGTAATCGTGAAACTTATGATGCCCACATCAATAAATTTGAATCCTTGCTTTCCGACTACGGATTCCTGGATGCATTGAAGGTAGTTCCTTCGGAGGATGGCTTTCTAATTGTGGAAGGTCAACACCGCTTTGAGGCTGGGAAAAGGTTGGGGATGGATGAATTCCCCTGCTATGTGATTGATTGGCTTGAGGGATGCGATGAGGATGAAATCCAAAACGTAATCATATCGCTAAACGCCAACAACAAGACGTGGACTATTTATGATTATGTAAAGAGTTTCGCGGATCGGGGAGATGAGGATTACAAATTGCTAAAGGCAAGGATGATTCAATACCGGGAGACACTATCTAATGGCGTAGTAGCTTCGTGCCATACGGGAGCAGCCCGAATGCATTCTGCAATCAAAGAGGGGAACTTCAAAAACGGAAACAATGAATTTTCGGAATGGCTATTGAACAAACTACACCAGGTAGTTATATCAGATGGAAAAAAGAATTTCCCTTCGAGAACATTGTCAATTTTTGTTGCTAATGTATGGAAGGAACGTAACGACCTAAAGTTTGTGCATCTGATCATCCAGGAAATGAGAAAGCACATAGCGTTTGGACAATCCCTCCCGGATGGAGATCAGGCATTCACCGATTGGTACGAAAAAATTACTATCTTGTTAAGAGAATGAAAGATCAATTCATACGCATAGCAATGGCGAGGTTGCGCAAAGCGTATCCTTACTATCCCCAAAGGATTGCCGTTGCTGCGAATATGTATCGAAGATGGCTTGACCGCCAAATGGCGCAATAATTGGGAAGGAGGGGGCTATTCATTTGTTATTTGGTTTTGACTTTTCCCCGCCCCCTCCAACCCTTTAACACCAAAGAAAAATGAGTTACGTTGTTATCTACGATAGATTCCTTGAGGATGCTACTTGGCTATTGAATGCCCGCAGGACGTTCAAGGAGAAAAGGGATGCGTTAATCTTTGCAAGAGATTGCGAGAGTTCAGCACATACCATCAACGTTAAAATGTATGAACTATGACTATTGAAACTTTTAAATATGTGGGGAGCATTCAAGCGATCCCATTCGTAACAATCTGCTATGATTCGTTAATCTGCAAAAGAGCCGTATCTTTCGGATGGCTTTGGTGGGGAATCACGATAGTAAGAAAGAGCGAGATGCATTTATGAAAAAGCATACAAAGATTTATTTGCAAGGGATGGGTTACGATCAAACGGACTTCATCCCTTGTGAGGTTTGCAACGGACGAGCAGTCGATATCCATCACATAGAGGCGAGAGGGATGGGAGGAAACAAGAAAGCCGATCACATCGAAAATTTAATGGCTCTTTGCCGAGATTGCCACGTTCGGTATGGGGATATCAAAAAATACAAGGAGTGGCTACAAGATATTCACGAAAACAAGTTATTTAAGAGATGAAGGTAGACATCCAAAAAGTCCGGAGCAATCCAAAGAATCCCAGGATCATTCGGAATGAGAAATTCAAAAAGTTAGTAAAGAGCATTCAGGAATTCCCGGAAATGCTTGACTTACGTCCTATTGTAGTGGACAAAGATATGGTCGTACTTGGAGGCAATATGCGTTTAAAGGCTTGTATTGAAGCTGGACTCAAGGAAGTGCCTATCCTGGTAGCGGATAACCTATCTGCGGAGCAAGAAGCGGAATTCATCATCAAAGACAATTCATCCTTTGGCGAATGGGATTGGGAGATCCTGGCTAACGAGTGGGATGTGGATAGTTTGAACGAATGGGGGTTGGATTTGCCTACTCTTATGGATGAACCTTCATACGAAGACCTTATAGGGGATGACAAAGCGAAACCTGCGACTATGAAAATTACTTTTGATAGCCCCGAACAATTACAAAAAGCCGAAATTGATATCCAGGAACTTTTGGATCGAAAATATCAAGGGGCTTATTTTTCAGTAAGTGCGGGAGAGATATGAGATTGGAAAAGGCATCAAGAAAAGCAGTAGATTTTGCATTGTTGAATTTTCACTATGCTAAAACAATCGCCCCCAGGGCTCACGACAATGCATATTCCGTTTTTAATTCAAATGGGGAATGGTGTGGTGTCATTTGTTTCGGTATGGGGGCAACACCCCAAATTGGATCACCATATGGATTAAAACAAGGAGAGGCAGTTGAATTGATCAGAGTTGCTCTAAATGGAAAGCAAGAAACTACATCAAAAGTGGTTTCATTAGGATTGAAATTATTAAAAAAGCATAGCCCGTTAGTTAGATTGGTTATTTCATATGCCGACAAAGGACAAAACCACAAGGGAACAATCTATCAAGCAACTAATTGGTATTATGTCGGAGATTCAGAATCTTCCGGGATGGAATACTTCGTTGATGGTAAATGGAGGCACGCAAAGGCGATTAAGCCACACATAAAGAGAATTGCAGAAAAGAGGAAATCCTCCGGAAAAAATAAGTACATCTATCCTTTGGATAGTTCTTTGATAGGTATGTGTAAAGAGTTGTCTATGCCCTATCCCAAAAAAGAAACCCCGCATAGCGGGGCATCTTTGAGCGAGGAGGTCGATTTGAACGCCACTTCTTGATTGGAATACCAAGTGTGCAACCATTACACTACCCTCGCAAAACAAATATACGAAAAAGATGGACAAAACTGAACAACATAAAAAGGCAATGCTCGATGCATTGGAAAAATCCTTGGGGGTTGTAACGGCTGCTTGTAAGGCGGTAGGAATCGGAAGAACGACTCATTACCTATGGATGGATACAGATCCCGAATACAAGAAAGCAGTGAATGATATATCAGACGTTGCGATTGATTTTGCTGAGAGCCAACTGCATAAGCAAATCAAAGATGGAAATTCAACGGCTACTATCTTTTTTCTGAAAACAAAAGGAAAGAGCCGGGGATATGTAGAAAGACAAGAAATCCATAACACGGGCGATAACCTCTTCAATATTCAGATACTTGGCGAGGGAACTGAAAACGAATAAGGTATTCGGACACCTTCTCCGCTCTGAAAAGAGGATCACGGTTGAACAAGGTGGAACGAGATCCGGCAAGACCTATAATATCTTGCTATGGATCATATTTTACTATACCCGAAACAATAAGGGAAAAACGATAACCATCTGCCGAAAAACCTTCCCCTCCCTCCGGGCATCGGTGATGAGGGATTTCTTCGAGATCCTCCGTACTTATGAAATCTATCGAGAGGACTTTCACAACAAATCCTCAAGCGAATACTACCTCAATGGGAACCTTGTTGAATTCATCTCGATTGATCAGCCGGACAAGATCCGAGGAAGAAAGAGAAATCTCCTCTATATCAATGAAGCCAACGAACTATTCTTCGAGGATTGGCAGCAATTAATTTTCCGTACCGATGGGAAGATCATTCTCGACTACAACCCCTCTGATGCCTTCCATTGGATCTACGACAAGGTGATCCCCAGGGATGATGCGGAATTCTTCCAAACGACTTACCTGGATAACCCCTTCCTGGATGATACCATCCGGCAGGAGATCACCCGATTGAAGGATACCGATGAGGACTATTGGCGTATCTATGGATTAGGAGAGAGGGGAGCATCGAGAGCAACAATCTTTCAATTCCATATTGCAGAAGAGGCAAAGGGAAAGGTCATTGCTATGGGGATGGACTTTGGTTTCACGAATGACCCTACGGCTTTAGTCCGGGTAACGGAAGAGGATGGGAATTTATACATTGAGGAATTGCTATACCATACGAATCTCACGAATCGGGATATCTCGGACAAGTTCCAGGAATTAGGACTCACTCGCTACGATGAGATATGGGCTGACTCCGCAGAACCCAAGAGCATCGAGGAACTGCATCGGATGGGTTGGAATGTAAAACCAACAGCCAAGGGAAACGACTCCATTATGGCTGGGATTGATATCCTCAAGCGATATAAGATATTCGTAACGAAGAACTCCGCGAATCTGATCAAAGAATTTCAGAACTACAAATGGCAGGAGGACAAGAATGGCAATCTACTGAATCGCCCGGTTGACAATTTCAACCACGGGATTGATGCCACGAGATATGCTACCTTTAATCGTATGAGCCGTCCGAACTATGGGCGGTATGCTATACGATAGGAAACAAAAGTTATTTAATTAGAGATGAATGTAATCGTACCAAATCGACTAAAGGAATTGACGTTGGGTCAATATCAGCACTTTCAGAAATTGGAAGGGGATGATGATTTCTTGGGGCGTAAAATGGTAGAAATCTTCTGCAACATTAAAATGGAGGTAATCAAACAAATGAAAGTAGCCTCTATTACCAAGATCAACGAAACTCTCCTCAAAGCATTTTCAGAACGCCCGGAATTTCAAATGACCTTCAAGATGGAGGGGGTAGAGTATGGATTCATCCCAAACCTTGATGAACTAACATTCGGGGAACTACACGACATCGAAACTACCATTGGCGATTGGCAGAAGATGAACGAAACGATGGCGGTATTATATCGCCCCATTATTCAGAAGATGGGCAAAAGGTATCGGATAAAGGATTATGATGCAGATGCCCTTAGAGCCGAACTAATGCGAAAAATGCCCCTGGATATAGTGATGGGATCAATGGTTTTTTTTTGCGATTTAGGGATGGATTTATCCAAAACTTTCCTGAAATCTTTAACGAAGGAGAAGGAGATCAATTCAGCAGCGAAGGACAATTTGCAGGACGATGGGGCTGGTTTCCCTTATTCTATTCTCTTGCTAAAGGAGATGCTACCCGATTTGATGAAGTTTCCAGGCTTAACGCTTCCTTCGCCCTCACCTACCTCACCTTCGAAAAAGACAAAGCAGAAACCGAAAATAAAATCTTAAACAAAAGCATCAAACGATGAGAAATTTCTATTTGGTATTGGAAAAGATAAAGGAAGTGCTCGAGGCTCACTCCCAGGTGAACGTAGTAACCTACGGAGACATATTTGACGTAGACCTCAACAAGCAAAGTATCTTTCCACTATCTCACATAATGGTCAACTCCGCCACGATTGCAGGGCAGGTAATCCGGTTCAACATATCGGTTGTGGCTTTAGATGTGGTAGATGAAACTAAAGAGGACGTAAGGGACCAGCAAGAGCCGTTCTACGGCACGAACAACCTCCAGGATATACTCAATACCCAGCTTGCAGTTTGCA